CTTATCAACTACATCCAACAGGTTTACTATGAATACTGCTTTAACTGCAGGATTAGCTTTCACATAGAAAGTATGTTTACCTGGTAAATTAGTAAAGAATTGATAAGGGCTTGGATGAACCACATCTGGAGCTGTCTCATATACAATATCTGAAACTTCTCCAGTATCTGAAGTACAGGTTACGATAGTAGATACTTCTTGTACATCTTTGCTTAGTTCTGCACTTACTGGATTACAAGTTAAAATATACTTAGGTATAACATCCTTAATCGTAAGGCTTACTACTGAACCTTGATAATAAAACTCATAATTACCTGCTTTATCGAAAGTGATAAGAGTGTTCGAATTGTATTTCTCAGATGAACCCTCTAAGTCAATCCCAGTTATCATATTACCACCATCTCCCCAACGTAGGTAGAATTGGCAATTCTTGGATTTGGTTAATTGATAGCCTGCCTTGATATACTTTCCTGCATCTGCTTCAGCTTCAGAGTAAGGTTCTAATTCATACCAATTCTCATCCTCTTCATTCAAAGGTTCTAACCACAAGTAGGATTGAGGAGTAGGTATATAAGCAAGTACTTCTACTTCTACAGACTTACTAGCATCACCCACCGATTCAAATTTATAACTTCCAGCCTCATTAAATTGGTATTCTGTACTTCTACCATAGTAGAAATCAGGACCAACTACATAGCGATTAGTTAATTCTAAAGTACCAAGTTTTACCCAAGTACCTTGGGTATTCTTTTTGTAAATGGTCACCTCGGTATCAAAATAACTACCTAAGTTTGCACTTTCGAAAGTAGAATAATAAATACCCGATGTAACCCAAAGATTAACTGATGCAGAACCTTGAGCATTTAGGTTTAATCGTTTGTTTGATACGCCTATATCGTAGTTAATCGTATAACCTAATCTGTAAGCTACTACTGTACCATAATTACTAGCATTACCTGAGTCATCTTTAGTACATCTAAATTGGAATGTACCAGTAGTAGTTGGTGCCCATCTTTGACCATTACGAACTAAAATACCTGGGTCTGAAATACATACGGCAATAAGTTGACTTGTATCTTCGTTAGGATCTGAAGAACGAATAGTTATCAAAGACTTTTCACCGTTGGTAAGATTTATATTCCGAGGTTCACAGAATACCGTATAGTTAGTAGCAATTGCCGTTACCTTTAGAGTAACCTTCTTTGCAGGAAAGTCTGCAATAACCCATTCGTAAGTACCTGCAGAAGTTATTTCCCAAACAGAACCAGAATCTTTAGTTTCATAGGTATTAAGTAACTGTACGGATACAGGTTTAATATTTCCCTGATAATTCATATTTGCAGTTACCCTTACTTTGATTACTGGATTAGTACCTGTAATTACTAAATTATCTGGGTCTGTTCCTCCTTCTACCAAGTCGGCATATATGTGATAAGATTTAGTGTAATATTCTAAACCTATATCTACATAGGTAGTTACTGAAGTATCTCCTACACTTCGAAAGTAATATCTTTGGTCACCCTTTCTTGCATAGAAAATAGAACCGCTTTCATATTTCTTTGAGCTCCACTTATTCTCAGAGGGGTCATATCCAGTTACCTGATATCTTAAATCGGCATCATCGTAATCAGAAGTAACGGTTACTCTAATGGGTACTTCTGTTATATGTCCTGTTACAATCTTTGCAGGACTGATAAGAGGTTCAGCTACAATTTTATAATTGTAAGCCAAATCAAATCCATAAGCAATCTTCCCAGATACATTGTATGGTAAGAATCTATCGAATAACTTATCAATTGATTGTTTGAAAGCTTTGAACTCTGGAGTGGGGGAAGTAAACCCATGACCGCTTATAGAAATACCTACCTCTATACATTGAGCACAACCATAAATCTTATCATAGTTGTATTTGTCGTACTGAGAATAATCGGTATCATATAAGGGGTCTACCTTTTCCCATTTATCCATCTCTCCATCGGTTGGGTCTGTAATTGTACAGGTTAGCCCATACATATTAAAAAGAATTTCGAAGAACTTTCTTGAGCCACGAATCTTAAGTAATGAGATTGAATACTTTAAGATAGTTCGAATCTGTTCATCACTTAAGTTGGGAACTCCCTTGTGTTCTCCGGTTCTAGCAAATGGTAATGCTCCCAAGAACTCCCAGAGGTAATTTAAATACCTCTGCTGAGTTTTATCGATATCGATTATATCTAGAATATTATCAATATCTTTAGTTATATCTTCTTGGAAATAGTTACCACAAATTTCTAGAAATCTTTCTAATATGCCCTTACCGTCGACTTTATAAGTATCTTGCTCTTTAAATTCGAAAGGTAAGAAATCAATTAGGTTTTTAAGATTTGTCATACGATTTCATTTACTTTAAGTGTTAACTGACTTGAGTCTTCGAATACCGGAATATTATAACCTGGGTCTGTATAATCCTTGTTAGGTTCTGCAATGGTTATGGTATATCTAAATCCGGATTGATAACCATTGTTCTGGATATCCAAGGCAAATACAAATCCATTTATAGTATCTCTAATCTGTGTAGTCTTACCCACTTGGCCATCATAAGAAAAGCCTCCCTTAACTGAACGTACTGTAAACTGAGTACCTGAAGAGAAAGAGATAAAGTAAGACATACTACCATTAGCCTCGTCTAATTGGAATTGACCAAGGATTAATTCCTTGTTACCATATACGGTAGTAGGCCATGGTTTAGTATAGAACTTCTTCAAGTGTAAATAATCTACTGATTCAAGATTATCTATGAGTGCATAGATATCAGAGATTCTTACGCTGCCACCAATGTCTGAGTTCTCCGGAGAATAAGCATTAAATAATGCACTAAGAATCTGTGATTGTATTTCTGAAGTTTTATAAGACTTCTTCCCAGTAACTTCTACATCCAAGATAATATTTACTTTACCTGCAGACTTAACGGTTAACCAAGTAGTAAGTGGTGAGTTCTGATGTAATACATCATATACTTTTTGAATAAGGTTAGAGTCAGCAGTAGCACCATTATCAGGAGATATATAAACGATTAGTTTTCTACCACATTCGTATTCTGCCTTTGCCTTACTAACCCCATCAACCAGTTTAGCTAAGTCTATGAAGTCCTGTTTGGTAATAGCTACTCCCATAGTCTTTACACTCAAAGGTATGTGTTCCTTGAGCATACTAAAATTCTCATAGGATGAACCTCCACCTGCAGCATAAGTATTAGATACAGTAGCATCTGTTACTGATGAAGATATAACTGAAGGTACAGAAGTAATCATACCAGATTTTACATTACCATTGATACCAGTAGTAAGGTAGAACTTAACCTCAGATATCTTGGCATTAGCTGCAGGCTTCTGTCCATATTTACCATCACCAAATAAGATATATGGATTTAAAGCTTCATCCATAGTAACCATGAAATGTTTATCGGTGGGTTTTGAATAAGCAAAGGTATTTACCAATACCCAAGATTCTCCACCAATCTTCATACTCATAGTTCCATGTTCGTAGTACTTACCATTAGGTAATGTACCCAGGGTAATAGTTACCCTTTCATCTGAAGGTATAACCATTCCATTTATCTGGCTTTCTGTATATAATTCATGTTGTACAACTGGAACTTTACAAGTAGTTACATTAGCATACCAAGTTACATCCCTAGAAGATAACCATTTGTTACCATTAGAATCTGTAAATAAAGTTCCAGAAGGTATAGTTAATTTAGCACCAATAGAATCTCCAGATACATCCCTGGATACTACCAAATCTACTGATGCTGCAATAGCACCTCTTGCATGATAATCTACCAAAGCTCCATGCCTAACTACTGAACTGTATTTACGAGCAGTAGGTAAGAAGGATTCCCTTGCCATATTATCAATGTAGTAGTGAAGAACTTCGGCAATTGCCGCAAACAATGAAAGGATAATGATTAATATATTTCCTTCCGAGTAATCAGTTACGAGTACATTGCCATCTTTGTCTTTGATATTCGTAAGTGATTCTATCAGCTTGGCCTTAATCTGTTGGTAAGACCTCTGATAAGGGTTGAGCCATTTATTAGTGATTCCCATATTAATAAGAGTTTAATGAATTTTCATTTTTATCATAGGTCAGGTACAGGTACTGACTAGTAGAAGTTTCATTAACTACATAATGAACTTCTATGTTTATTTTAGCACCTTGTCTAGAAACGGTGATACCCTTAAAGGTAATCCTTTGTTCCCATGCACCAATTGAGCTTTTAATAAACTCTTTAATAATAAAACTTAGGGCTTGTGTATTTGGCTCTTCTATACATTCCCATAGGCGATTCCCAAAGTTTTCCTGTCGAAATCGTTGTCCTATTAAATAATACATTATAGAGCTTATATTATTTCTTACCAAAGCCATATCACCATTAACAGGATACCAACCTGTTTCACCCTTTTCGTTTCTTGTAAGTTGAATAGGGAATATCATACCCTTTCCAACAATGTTAGTAAGATAGTTATCCATTAGTGTATACATTTAATGTCCTCATAATCTTCTTGTTTGAAAGTAGAGAACGGTTGACTTGCTTGAGTTACGGTAGGACCTGAAGAACCAGGTCCAGTAGTTACACCCGAGTGTACGTGAGAATTGAATAAAGTTCTTAGAGTTTCCAGTTCTTTAATGGTATTATTGAGTTTCTCGGTTAGTTCTTTGATATTAACTACTCCTTGATTCTCTCCCTTATTTAAGATTACTGTATCACCAGAACCTACACTTACATCTCCTTGTGCTTGAATAGAAATGTTTCCCTTAGCAGCAATGCCTACATCTCCATTTATATAAACAGTTAGCTTTCCATTATCATCATCAAGTACCATTACATTTCCTTCTGGAGTTATAATACCCATTTTATTAGGACCATCCAAAGGGTCTGGTATTTGTTGTAGTCCCCAACCATGATATTCCCATAGGGGTTTAGTTGGGTCTCCAAATTCAAAAGTAACAAATACTATATCTCCAACCTTAGGAGCTAAGTACTTGAACCCATTGTTGATAGAACCATGTTGGCCTTTTGCATAGGCCCATGTAATAATTCCACCCATGACTTCTGGACAGCATACCTTGATACGGTTCATATGTTTCTCCGTATCATTATTATCTACCACTATGCCACGGTAGACAGAGTAGTATCTACCTAAACCTTCGATACCCTCTTCTGTTAATAGTTTAGCTGTTGAGTACATTATTTCTTGTTGGATTTATATCGTTCATAAGCTTTCATTGCCCAATTAAACTCATCAAAGTTATACCTTTCTTTCATAGAAGGAGTAACCTTCGATTGGTCTGCCTTTACCACATTGGTCTTACCATAGATTGCTGTACCATTTGAAGTTACTACTGTACCTTCTGTACGAACTGTACCTGCAGCAAGAGCCTGAGGGTCTTTAGCATTTATCTCATCATAATAGAACTTATTCTGTAAGAACTCTCCTGCACCTTTCTTATCGATAATTCTACCCTTATCATCCATGTATCTTTCTACGAAGTATACTACTTCATTGTAGGTAAAGTCATGTACAATATCGGAAGCATTAGCAGTATTCTTCTTGTTCTTACCAAAGTCAGTTTTAGCAGAATCCTTAGCATCATTACTTACAATGTCCTGAGTACTAAGTTGGGTCTTAGATGTAGTCTGTCCATCCCTTGCATTATTCTTAACCAAGTCTAATGTACAGAGATAACCTTGACCTGCATCCATTGAATGTTGTACTGACTTGATATACCAAAAGCCT